GGTCTAACTGTCGTCTGCCATCTATAATATCATGACAACTAGCACAGGCATACATACCAAATAAGTCTGATACCTTAGTTCCCATGCCTCCTCCGTTCATGTGAGCATAAACTACTGTTTCATTTTCGGGCATACACCCCTCTAATCTAACTTGGCAAGGCATACCCCTTGCTGATTTTGTTATTTTACTCATCTTTTTTCTCAAAACCTGCATCATCTAATGCTTCATCTATAGCATCTTCTAGTGATAAATCACTTGTGCCAAATTCATATTGTTTTTTTTCAAAAGTTGATGACTCCAAATCAGTAACATCAATGAAAGCCTCGCCAATTACATTTAAATAAAATTGAGCATCATCTCGCCATCTATCATCAGCCTCCGCATCTGTTAAATTAATTTGGTTTTTTAAAACACCAATTAATATTCTTAATACTTCACTATCTATTGCTTTCTTGTTCATACTAATCTCCCTTGTTATAAATATCTATTTCCATGTCTGAGAATTTAGAATACTCACCTTGAAACTTACACTTAACCCAACCAATCTGACCCATTCTATTCTTAGCAACAATGATTTCAGCTAATCCTCTATCATCTGACTCTTCTTTATTGTAGTATTCATCACGATATACCATTATGATACAGTCTGCATCTTGTTCAATTTCACCTGATGAGCGTAGGTCACTCATTAGAGGGCGTTTGTTTTCTCTCTGCTCTACCCCCCTACTCAATTGTGATAGTAGAATTATGGGTATGTCTAGTTCCTTAGACAGATATTTTAGTTCTCTAGTTATGTTGCCTAGTTCTGATATCTCTCTGCCTTTGTCGTACTTCATAATCTGTAAGTAGTCAATGACAATACAATCTAATCCTGTCTGACCATTAACTTGTCTAGCTTTAGACACTACATCACCTACTGTTATGTTGCCCCTGTCTAATATTGTCATGTTCTTTTCATTAGACTTGGCTAGTGCGTCATAGAATCTTGTGTTTTCTGACTCTGACAGTTCGTTCCTGTCTACTTTGTTGAGATTAATTTCTGTTTCACAAGCAACCATCTTCATCATCAACTGTACTTGTTGCATTTCTAGTGAGTAGAACAAAACATTTTTGTGTTTAGATATGTTGTCTGCTATGTTAAGTGCTAGTGTACTTTTGCCCATGCTTGGTCTACCCGCAAGAACAGTCAATGTACCCCCTCTCATTCCTCCCAAAAGGCTATCAATAGATTGGAATCCAGTAGACAATCCAGTACCATTAGTGTGCATGTCTTGTATGTAGTCAACTGTTTTACTGATAACATTTACCATAGAACCTTCTTCATCATTTGCTTTTAATACTTCTAGCTTGTGAATATTATCTACTGTAGTTTGATAGTTATCGTAGTTAATGTTCATCTTTAATGTTGAGATGTCATTGTCAATTCTAGTATTACGGATATGATTAGCATAGCTAACTATATTTGCTACACCAACACACTCTTCCATCATACTACAAAGATATGGAAAGCCTGTCCACTCACCACTATGATTACCTTGCATGTCTATCCAGTTTCGTAGATGTAATGCGTCAATGTGTTCGCCTTCTTCTTTCATTTCTAAAATGTATTCCCACAACTGAGCTAAATTATGGTCTGAAAAATCACACCCATCTAAGCCAGTTGATAACACTTGTGGCAATACTGATTCATCTAGTAAGATACCACCTAGTACTTGTCGTTGTGCGTCTATTGATTGTTTCATACCTCTTCCCTCCAACCTACGCCTTGTACATTTCCAAATTCATCTGTAATATATTCCATAGAATCTCTAAATTCTTCATCATAATCTTCTATGTTTGCATTATGGAAAAATTCAATATTCCAATCATCTCTATTTATTCTATTGCCATTTACATATAGTATCTTGTTCATGATTTCCTCCAATCGTGTTGTTCACCATATGGGTTTGTGTTTTTGACTGGTTCGTCTGCAAACATTTCCCATCTTCTTTGATTAATAAAAGTTTGTAAGTGTGGAATGTATCGCACATCTTCACCTTTAAAATATTTATTTCTATCTTGATATAAGATGCCAATAATATTTATCCAGTCTTTATGTTTCATTAAGTTATTTAGTTCAGTATCCAGTCCACGCTTTTTACCTTTGTAAGCTACTCTAAAGGCTTCAAACATATTCCGTTCTTGTCCTGTTGGTTTTGGTTTTTTACTTGGTGTTGATTCTAACTCGTGTGTGTGTCCACAACTAGGGCATGTATATTCCATTTCATAAACTCCTGTTCGTTGTAAGTGCCACATTAACCTTTTAAGTTTTTTATTCATATGTTTTTCAAAGCTAAGTTCATCATCTGTCTAGCGATATCCTCTTCCTTTGTAGTTAATATAGTTCTTGGTTTTGTTTGAGTTGGTTTAGCAAATACAACTTCGGGGTTATCTGACTTGTTTAGTCTTGCTCTAACCATGTGTGTTGTTGCATCTACTTTCCATCTTTTATTAATTGTTTTTGTTGCTGATATCACAGTCCACTCTGTTCCATCATTAAGTGTGTAAACCCGTATGGCTTTACCTCTTGCCTTACGGGTTTTAGGTGGTCTGCCAACCTTACCTACCATGGCAAATCATCTTCATCTGCATGAGTAGTTGCAGTTGGTGCTTCTGTTACTGGCTGATTATCTTTTGCCTTGAAGCTAAAGGTAAGTTCAGGTGCTTTAGGATTGCCACCTTTGTCTTTAGCCCATGCTGATACCCAGTATTCAGTACCATCTACATTAGCAGTACCAGTTAGATGTGGATGTCTATCTGATTCACGCTTTGGATTCCTCCAAATACTACCTCTGTTTGTGTTGTCGTACTCTGCCATATTATCCTCCTATGACTGTTTATAAAATAACTATTATACACTAGATTGTTGAAACAATTTATAAATTTGACGCTCTCTTTTTGAGGGTATTTTTTCTCTACCATTAACCCACCTAGACAATGTTGATTTATCAATCTTTAATTTCTTAGCAACAGTTCTATATGAAATACCTTTTTGTTTATTTGCTTTAAGTAAATTAATTATGGGTGAATCTTTATTTATTATTTGCAACTTAGCTTTGAGTTCTTTCCTTTCAAGTTCCCAAATCCTTTTTTGTAGATTTAAAATTGTATCGTCATTCCAAATGTATTCTAATCTTTGTTCATAACGCTGACATTTTCTTTGAAGTCTATGTATTTCATCTACCAAATAATCTTTAGTAAACTTAACCATATCTTCCTTGTCATGTATGTGTTCATGTTTCGGCATATTATTCTCCTGTTTAATCTAACGCTGAGTTAGTTGTGATTTGTATGCTTGTACCATTCATATTAATATGGTCTATCAAACTTACATCACCTTGTTCATAATCAAAGACCATGATTCTGTCTTTGTTTATTTCCATTAGTCTAAGCAAGTCTGATAGTGGCAAGTTATTAGCAAGACCATTAAAACCATCTTCATAATCTTCCTCAATCTCTTTTAGGTTTCTGTTCTTTGCCATCACGCACCACCTAAGTTATCTGCTACTGACTGTCTAAGTCTAAAGAAGTCTTTGTGTTGTGGATGTTCAACAATAAATAACCTAGAGTAAAAAGGTTTGTAGTCATTGTTAATCTTATAATCTTTATCAGTTGTTACAACCTTGGTTTCCCATCTGATACGATTGATAATCATCTCAGCCGATAGATGTTTGTGTCCTCTGCTCATTGCTTGAAAGGTAAACTTCTTAAACAATTCGTAGACTTCGGGGTTAGCTTCGTGAAAGATTCTAAACTTCTGCTCACTAGCTGATGGTCTTGTTGGATTAAACTCCATCCCAAACTGTTGTTCAAAGACTGATTGTAGTTTTTTGTTTGGCATATCTATTATTATATTTCCCATGATTACTCCCCAAATAGTTGTATGTGTTTGTCTTGCACTTGAGTATAACCCTTATCTTCTGCCCACTCCCATATCTGAGTAGCCACTTCTAAGTCTTTATTCTTTTGTGCTTCGACAAGTTTTTCCATAGCCTTATTTATTTCTGAGTTTCTTTTCTGTGT